TCATCAATAGCTACAACTGTGGTGTGGTCTAATAAAAATGAAAAATAGTCTTTAGGAGACATTCCAGCAATTTTAGTTTTGGATCTTTTCATACCGCCAAAGTCCCATACCCAATTACGATGATCTGATTCGCCTTCGAACCAAACTTTAAAAGATACGGCATAACCATGTAGGAATTTGCAATGCGTATCTTCTGCTCGCCATTGCCGGAAACAAGTTGAGTAACCATCAAATAATTTTGTTGAATTATACTTTGCCATGTTTCTTTGATTTTTTATTCTTTATAATATTAATTTTAACTTCTCCATTTATAATTTGATCTTGGACTTTAGATGCTTCTTTAAAGTTCTTACAATCAGTTACGTCCACATCAATTGTTAATCCTAACTCTTTAAGTTGTTGATGTGTTAGCTTATTTATTGGTTTAACATTATCAATATTAGGAACTGGTTCAGCTAAAAACATTTCTTTGGCTGATCTTGGAGCTCTAGAAGCTTGTATTCTAGAAATTGGTTCTTTCTTAAAGAAATATCCGGATATATCAACATATCTTAATAGTTCAATATTGCCTTCAACAGTTGTTGTTCCGTTTGTTGCTTTAAGCATTGCAATCTTGTATCCAAATTTATTGGATATCCACTTAATTAATTTTACGTGTAATCTTTTCATTAATAACCTTTTACAAATTGATAGAATTCTGATCTTGCATTTCCGTCATCCAAAAAGGCTCCGGATAATTTTGCGGTCTTCATTGAAGCACCTATATGTTTTACTCCCCTACAAGATACACAATTATGAGTTGCTTCAATCATTACAGCAACACCTTTGTTATCTTCTATAAGTTCATCAATTGCATGTTGTATTGCTACAGTTAATTGTTCTTGTATAGCTCCGCGTCTGCCAAAATGTTCTACTACTCGATTAATTTTACTTAATCCAACTACATTTCCATTTTCTGCTGGAATATATGCAACATGAACTTTGCCGCTAATAGTTTGGTGATGATGTGAACACATTGATGTTAATGGAATACCGCCTTCAAATACAATTCCGTCATACCCATCACTAGGAAATGAAGTAATGTCTGACATTGGTTCATATCTGCCTTTCCATAAATCGTTTACATATGCTTTTGCAACTCGATTAGGAGTATTAGATGAATTTGGATCTGATTCCCAAGATACTCCTAGTGCCGTTAAAAACAATCCATAATGATATGCTGCTGCATCAATTATTTGTTGTTTTTCTTGCTGAGTTAATTGAGCGTCAGGCCCTTCTAAAGTTTGCTTTACTGCTAATTGTAATGATATACCGTTCGCATATCCAGGGGCAACTGTTTCTAGATGTTTTCTTGTCATAACTTGTTCTTATATTAATATAATATATTTTATTGGAATTTCAAAGTTTTATGCAAACTTATTACATGTTTGGATCACCTGGAGTATCTATACCAGATGCATCATATTTTGTTGTATCGCCGATTATTTTTAATATTATCTGATCAACATCATTGCCATATTTTCGTTGTAGATATTGTATAATTTCCGTAGAATCAGCATCTTCTAATGCAAATCTAGCATTTAATACTGTATCGTACCGTTTAATGGCTTCAATATCATTAGAATCTTCTAAATCAGTTAATAACTCTTCTAGCCAATCCAAATACATCTCAATAAAATTTTGAGGTCCTATTTCCTCAATTTTATTGATATTTGATGCATCATATTTTGTTGTATTCAATTTAACCAAATTTACCTTAATATTCTGATTGCCTAAGGCCCAATTAGCAACGAGTCTATGATGTCCGTCATAAATTGCCATTTCTCCATCATTGAATTGAACAACATTAATAATTGGCATTTTGTTTATGTTTTCGATGATATGTTTTACTTTGTTACTTTGAATATTTGGTTGTGTTATATGAATATTTGATATATCTACGTTCTCGTTGGTTCCGTTTTCTTTATTTTTTTCAAAATTTTCAATTACTTCACTCCAACTATGTTTACTTAAAGTAAATATATCTTTTATACTTTTAGCATCATTAAATAATTTTCCAGCAGGTAGTTTATCGATCCGTTCAAATGCTAATTCTATTGATGAATTTATTTCTTTTAATAAACTTTTTAAACGTATCATATTAATAAATATCTTTCAAGGTAGTATTTCCCATTTCATGTTTAGGATCATATGGGCAATGTCGACAACCGTTACCGCAGCATGAACCTCGTCGTACATGATATGATTCAGTCATTACACGATATCCGTCTTCATTATAGTAAAAGTCCGTAGCCAGGAGCTTGTTTCCAAACTCCCTCACAAACGTTTGTTGTATCCAATCTTTTGATGCCGGTTGTATCATTATTTAATCTCTTTTGATTGTGTTGAATATTTCCATTTATATCCGCCACCTTGTTTATACTTTCCAATACAACATCCATATATACTGTCTCGGCCGATATTATTTTCATCTGATGCGTGTTTTATACTGAAATATGTTTTTATATAGTTGCCGGCAGTATCAAATTGATCAACATCTTTCCATTTACTTTTTCCAATTTTAGATTTATGGTCATTGGATAGAGGTACTCCCTTAAATCTTTTAGATAAAATATCTTTTACATGTTCTGGGCACGGGACACCTATATTGTGTGGTATTATTTTATCTGATTGATACAGCTCTTTCATTTTTTTTGAATGATCTGGCCTTTGTTTCCCTCGTTTATTTTCTACACTCTTAATATAATTTTCAGATGTTTTAATCCCGCGGGAGATTTTAGATTTATATTCATTTAATTGTTGGGCCGTATAATTTATTCTAGTATTTCCACCCAGTCCGCCGTTTGTCATATTATATCCAATTGCACGATCTGTCGAATTAAACTTATGTATCCATATCATTTCTTGTTCTGCCATATGATTTTCTGATTCGCAATACTCTAAAATTTCTTTTTGAAAATTTTCACGTCCATATTTTTTAATTGCATAGTGTAAACTTTTTCCGGAACCTAAGTACCTAGGATCATTATGTTTATCTTTTCCTATATAGATTTTTCTGTTAATCAAATTTGTTGTCTTATATATTATCATAATAGTATCCATTATAATGGTTTATATTAATAAATATACAAGACAACAAAAATTAATTAATTATGTTAATTCACACGATCCACCAGAACATGCTAGATTTTCACTTAATTCTGTGTTATCATCTAATTCAATTATATTTGATAAATTGATGTTTGATAAACTTTGAAATAATCGGTCATATTCTTCTTTTGTACAGTCTTCGAATGGAGCTTGTATATAAGTATGGTTTGAATATGGTAAAACTGATAATCCATTATAATGTTGACGTTCATTCCACATCCATTCTCCTGCTAATTCCCATTCATCATCTTTCAATGAAACTGTTGCCGATACATTGTGTGTATTGTTTCCTGATCTATGACCTGGCTTCACCCATTCTAAATGAACTTTTTTGATTCGATCCAATAATTGAAATGGTGACTCGAATCTCATAATTGCTCCTTCTGGTGCCTGTTGTGGTATAGAAATTACTGCCGTGTCGTGTGGACGGAAATATTCATCTTCAATTAGCTCGGGATGATTTTTTGCTAAATACGTGTAAATTGCTTCATTTTTTCCAACACGGATTCGACGAACATAATAATCATTGTGCCAAGCATGTATTCCTGAACTTGTGCCTAATGTTAATGATGTTGTTCCTGCCGGCTTTACTGTGGTTGTTCGAGCGGATCGATTAATACCAATAAGTGCAGCAACTCTTTCATTTTCCGTTTTAACCGTTTTTGCTGCAGCTTTCATGTCATATCCTAATACCGTTCCAGATCCAATGCCTGTCATTGATACTCCAATAAGTGCATCTTTTTCAGTTGTACGTTGCCAAATTGGACGTAGGTAATGAAAGTTGGTATATCCTGCTTGCAATGTTCCAATAAATGCTGCTGCTCTAACTCGATTTTCAAAATCTTCTTGAGAATCAATGTCAGATGCATTTACTTCACACAAGTTACAGAATTGAAATGGACGTAATGCAATTTCACAACATGGGTTAGTTCCCCAATCTTTATCATTTGTAAGATATATGCCAGGTTCTCCTGCTCCGGATAATTCAACACGCTTCCAAAGATCCATAAAGAATTCTTTTGTTAATTTGTGTCTCATTAATGTAGCTGAATTATTAGCACGACCTCTTTGTGGATTGATTTCCCACCAATTTCCTGATTTGCATGCAATCATTTCTTCATCATCTGCTGAAAATAATGCTATAAGTGCTGCTCTACGAATACCACCTGCTAATACTGCATCTGCAACATGGCATACCATATCATGAACTTCAATTGGAGATAATTTGTCGCCATCTTCTTTTCCATCTAAAATTCCTTGCAGTTTCATCAAACATTCTTTTAATGGTTGAGGTCCTGGAGCCTTTCCTCCTGAAGTAACAAGTCTTGCACCTTTGGCACGAATATCTGAAAAATCAAAATTGTAAGATGATCCGCCAACAAAATATGATTTAACAAGCATCTTAACTGCATCTGCCCAACCTTCAATTGAATCTGCAATCAAATAACGACGCATCTTTTTTGGATTTGGTTTATGTATTTCTGGTAATAATTCTACATGATGTTTTTGAACCGAATATCCAACACCCGTACCTCCTAATAAAAGAAACATTGCTTCTCCAAATGCACGGTGGTCATCAATTGGCAAATATGCACAATTGTAAATTCGATTGGGTGATATATCAATTGATTTTCCGCCAAATTGCAAACTACGCATCGATGGCAATACTTTTTTTGCATATACAAATTCATAT